GCTACTGGAGCGCGAACGACCAGCTCCACTTCTCCCCGACCCCGCCGGCTGGGCAGACGATTGCCTTCGAATACACCTCCACGGCCTGCGCCGCTCGGAAGGTAATGTTTCGTCCGAAATCCGAATGCCCGACGAGGGCCTTTGCAACGTAACCATCCCCGCCGAAGTACAGCTGTCCGTTGAAGAACTCCCAGCAAATCGCATCCCAGCCCGAGAACTTACACCACCGCTTGGTGATAGTGTTCATGACGTACTGGACAGATTGGGCTTCGCTGGTGACGGGGATGTTGACCAGGAGAAGGTTTTCCGTCGGATGGACAATCGCCTCCCAGCCCAGGTTCTCCCGGTAGGAAGACGTTGCGTAAGCGAAGGCCTGGCTGATTCGATCTGAGATCGACTTCGACCGATCCGCGGCGATGGCAGAGAGAACCGTCGAGAGGGCAAAAGCACCGTTTTCCGTGAGGATCAGCACGTCGCTGCCATAGCGGAGGAAACAGCGATCACCAAGAGGCGCTGCGACGTAAAACGTGCCTACCTTGGAAAAGCTCGTCGCGTCGTTGGGGTTGATGCCCCGGTAGAGGGCAATTTCGCCTTCGGAGGTGATGAAGACGAGGTAGTCTTCCGGGCCATTCCCGCCGTCGATTGTCCAGGTATACATGGCGATGAGGCGTCCGCCTTTGAGGAATTCCTGCCCCAGAGGGAATTCTACCAGCGCCCCGCCGACAGCCCCGACGTCGAGGTAGTACGCGGAGAGGCTGTTACGACGGAGGAACCACAGTCGCTTCTGAAACCCGTGGATGTAGCAGAGCTCTTCCGAGGGCACGCCGGTCAGGGCGGGAGTGGAGGTCGCGTCGAGGGAGGCCCAGCTCGTACCGTTGTACAGGGCAGGCTTATCCTCCCCGTTAACGAGGTAGAGGAATGCTCCTGCGGCGGTGGCGAAGTTGACGTAGGAGCACCGACCGTAGGTTAGTGGATGCGCAGCTGCGCCCACGGCTCCGACACTCGTCACGTCGAATACCCCAGCGTCGGTGCAGGCGAAGAGGGTATTCACGCTGCCGGAGTGATAACTTGCCAGCGTGCGGACCTTCCCACCGAGCCCTTCCACATGGTACGCCGCACCTTTTCGCGTAGCCACGTCAGCCGTCCGCGGAATCCAGTTCTCCAGCAGCCACGCATCCTCAGGCCGCATCATGGAGAGGGGGTCTCGGGCGTTCCAGCCGCCGACAGGGGCGGCGACGGAAGCCGTGGAGGAGACCTGAGACTTTGCGACTGCTTTCGCGCGAATAGGTTTGCGGATCATTTGAGCGGCCAGCTTCCAGTCGGGATCATGATTCCAGGGCGGGCGACTAGCTCCGTCCCGCCAAGGTCCACCACGCGGCGGGTGCCGTCGGCGGCGATGGCGGCGTTGAGGAGAAGCTCCGCGGAGTCGAAGTCCTGCGCATACTCGAGACCTTTTTCCTTCTTCCACCGCCAACGGAGCTGCGCAATCACGACGGGCTTGGGGAAGAGGCAGATCGCGGTGTCGGTTGTCGGATATTCGGAGTAGGTCGCGGGAGACTGCCCGTCGGACCAGCAGGCCGTGGAGGTGTATTCGAAGGCGATCGTCTGCCCAGCCGGCGGGGTCGGGTAGAGGTGGAGCTGGTCGTTCGCGATCCAGTAGCGGTAATATGGCCCGGCAGTCTGGAGAGCTTTGGTGGCTTGACGCTCCATTGGGAGCAGCGGGCCGTAGATAGGCAGACGAGTCGTGCGGTTGAAGAGGGTGTCGTTAACCACCACGCGGAAGCCGGGGGCGAGCTCGGAGAGGCTGCCCTGAACTTCCTGCGCCTTCGTCACGAAGACAGCCTCGCGGTTGAGGATCTGCCAGCCCCGCGCATTCCGCATGACCAGCTCTTCCGTGGCTTCCTCGAGAAGGCCAAGAATCTGCGCGACTTGGGCATCCGTGTTGCCGATGGAAAACGCGGGCTTGGGGAGTCCGGTCCGTTCCATGAAGCGACGAATGATGTCGAGCAGAGTCGTGTAGGCCCCCCGAGGAAGAACGGTCGGCTGAGGCGGGACGTAAGTCACCGATACCGAAGCCACGGGGGAAGAGAGTCCCGTTGGAGGGTTGGTGACTTTGGCCTGAATCACCCAGCTGGTGGTATGGAATTGCTGATCCACCGCGGACCAGCTGAGCCCGGAGACAGTCGCCAGGGACCAATTAACCCCGTCGAACGAGATGAGGACAACTTCATCCGGGGTGAGTGCGCGGGTAAGCCCACCAAAAACTGTCCTGGGAGCCGAGCCGTTGGAAGTAGCCCAGTCCCCAACAACCCCGTCGTCTTTTTCCATAGAAGTAATGGAAACAGTGGGCCAGGTAAGGTAGGTGACGGGAACTTCGACCACAGTGCCGTACTCGCCGGCGAGATTCTTGCTTCGCACCTTTACCGTCCAGGAGACGGTGTGCTCGTCGGTATCGGCGCAGGACCAGGTGAGGGAGCTGACGGTAGCAGTGGCCCAAGTAGTGCCATCATCAACCGAGACTTCCAGCACTTCACCCGCGCTAAGTCCTGTCGTGAGGGTCCCGGAGACCGTCCTCGAAGAGCTGCCGTCATAGGTTTGCCTAACGCCCCCGGAAACAAAAGTCTTGGTAATATCCGTGACTGTATAGCCTGAGGAGACGGGAGCAACTGCAGCGGCCAAAAGAACTACACTTCCCCAAAGCGGATCATCTACGCCGGATGGGAAAGCCGCAGGGACGTAGGTAGCTCCTGCATAACGGGAAGCGCCTTTGGTAATACGCACTGCGCCGAGGTCGAAAGGATCAGTTGTCCCAGAATGCAGCAGTTGCCCATCCGTAAAGGGCATGGTGGGAATTACCGACGGCTCAGAGACACGAGTTCCATCGATATAGACACTTATCTCCCCGGACGAAGCTCGCTGCAGGGCAAAAGTGCGCCACACACCTGTAGCCAGATTGCCGGAACTGCTAACGGTAAACCCCGTGTAAGCAGTCTCGTTGCTGTCTCGGCACTGGATATTGACGCTATTACCGTAACTTCGCAAACTCCAGCCAGTTACTCCAACGTTAGAGGAAAGGAGTTCAAGTGAATCAGTCGGAGTCGTCCCCCGAAACAGGATCTCTACGGTAAAAGCTCCCGGAAACCCAAAGTCAGCGAGGTTCCCGGAGAATTCATACCCGTCCCCGGAGTCGAAAGCAAAGGCAGCCTGCCCGAAAGGACCATCCGAAACCTCCGTCGGAGTCCCAACGGCTGTGACGGTGTGGCGAAGCGTGAGGTCGTAGATGGGCATGGCGCGGCTCCGGGGACTGGTAGGGGTTACAGCTTAACCGGCTGAGCGGTTGCCGGAGCGGCGGCCTGGAGCTGCGCTTCCATACTCTTCATCCGCACTTCCATCGAGGCGATGAGTTCCTCCGCCGCACGGAGCTTCGCGACCAGCGGGCCGGAGTCGGACTTGGCGTTTTCGAGGAACAGCCCCGCGCGGGACTTCATATCCCGGGAGCCCATGCCGTAAGCGGAGAGGGTTTCCTCATTCGCCTCAGCGAGTTCCTCGATGGTGCGGATGCCGATCTGTGCCCAGTTCTTCACCTGCGCCGGGGAGAGTGCGGGCCAGGTGGAAAGCGGAGTGCCGGATTCCGGCGGCGTCTGGCCACGAGTCCAGGAATCATAACCGGCGCGGAGCTGGTCCAGCCAGGCTTGCGGCCAGCGCTCGGCTTTGACTTCCCCGGCGAGCATGAGGAACCAGTCAGCGACAACCCGCTCGACGCGGTCCTTGGACCCGGCCGGGGTGACGATGGCGTAGTCGACATCACGGGAGACATAGCGGCCCTGTTCGATGGAAGCGGTACGGTCTTCTTCCGCACGGCGCTCATAGACCACATGCGGCGGACGGGCTTGCTGGATATGCATGGACATGAGATTCCCCTTACTTGATTGTTATCGCCCCTAAAAAACCCCAGGGGCCGAAGCTCCTGGGGAAGTGCCGAAGGGGACAGACGGCAGGATTACAGCGGGCTGGTGGTCTTGCGGACCCAGCCGTACTCGCCAGAGGCGAAGGCCGTGTCGGCGGTGTAGTTGCCGGCGGCATCGGTCAGGGCAAACGCGCCGGAGACGGTGCAGGTGCCGGTGGCGACGGCTTCGGAGGCCTGGACATAGACCCAGGTCTGGTTCGAGTCGTCGAGTTGCACGGTGCCGAGCTTGAACTCGCGGGTGGTGGTACGGCGGGCGGCAGCGGCGCCGACCATCGGGATGACAAAGGGCATGATGAAGCTCCTATGGGAAAGGGGGAAATTGGCGCGGATTATGGTTTCATAATCCGCGCGGTGATTGCCGTTACGGCTTCATCACGCCCTGCAGGCTGCGGTTGCCGGTGGTCAGGTTGCCCATCCACAGAATCGGGATCACCACGGCGTCCTGGTTGTACGGCTGGAGCTCGGACATCTCGGTCCAGGCGGCTTCACTGTGCTCGACCAGCTCGATGTAGTCGGTGTTGAGGAAGTACATCCGCGAGGCCGGGATGCCGCTGCCACCGTCGAAGATGATGTCGGCGTTCTTGTACTTCATCGAGACAAAGCCGCCGTCGGCTTCCTCGGAGGAGGTGTAGCGCTTGATCGCGACCTGGGACTGCTCGTACATGGTGAAGTAGTCGTTGGAGGCGATCAGGAGGTCGGGCTTGTCGTCGCCGCGGACGAGCTCCAGCCACAGGCCGAGCATCAGGGATTCGATGGTCGAGGCGGAGAGGGTGACGGCAGCGCCGCCGCCGATGGGGGCCGCAGCGGACTGGACCTTGTTCTTCCAGAAAGTCCAGGTCGCGGAGTCGATGCCGCCAACCGTGCCGGCGCCGGTGTCGGAGACGAGGGCCTGGAGGCCGTTGATCTGGTTGGCCAGGGTGCCGTCGGAGTACAGGTCAACGGAGAAGTTGTTCTTCGCGGTGCGGATGGCGTTCTTGATACGGGCCTTGGCCAGGTTGACGATCTTATTCCCGCCGTTGTTGATGCGGAGATCGAGGCCTGAAGCGACCACGTTGATCGCGATCTGACGCCACTGGTACTCGGCCGCGGTCAGGACGTCACTCGCGCCGACGTTCAGGACATCATAGCCGGAGTAGCGCTGGTAGGTCTGGTTCGCGGCGTAGTCGAGGCCCTGGACGATGGTCAGGCCGCCGTCTTCCTTCCGCTTCATGCCCTTCTTGTCGAGGCGGCGGAGCAGGGCGTTGTTCTTGGACAGGTTGTCCTTGAGGTCCTTGGCGTGCTTGCGCCAGGTGGTGGTCACGAGTTCCGTGAAAACAGCATTGGGAGAGGGCATGAGAGGCTCCTTGGGTTACGAGCGGCTTTGGATCGCCGCGAGGGTTTCTTGCAGCGTCTCGTCGATGCTCCTCGGGGCGGTAGCTGCTGTGCGGCCACTCTTCGGGGTCGAGCGAATATTCGCGGAGGCTGCGGATTTCGCAGCGGCTGCTTTCTCCGCGGCGGCTTTCTCCTCAGCGGCACGGGCGGAGGCTTGTTGTTCTGCAAGCACTCGCCCGCGGACGACCGGGTTGAGCCAGATTGCTTTGTCGTAGGCGGCGGCGAGATCAGGCGCCTGGCCGGAGACGATCAGCTGGTGCATTTCAGTCGCGACCTCGGAGGCATACTTATGCGCCGGGTCGGCGAAAAACTTTTCCACCTGCACCTGGAGCGTCGCGCGTTGGGTTTCCAGTTCGCGCTGCTCCCGCTGTTGGAGTTGAGATTTAACGGAGGTGAGTTCCGAGCGCAAGTCGCGAACTGCCGGATCGACGTAAGGCGGTTCGGAGAGCAGGTCGTCGGCGGAAAGCCCGGCGTCGGAGATAACAGCACGGACGAGGGCGAGCTTCTGCTCCGCGGTGCCGCGCGCCAGGACATGATGGGCGTTGAGGAGATTCCCGACAGTCGCCACGGGGTCCATGCCGGCGGAGCGGAAATTCTCGATGAACGGGGCGAGGGTTTGCTGGAAAGCCCGCCCGGTCTGGGCAAGGTCGCGGTACTGCTCAATGCCCTGGAAGATGTCCGCCTCGCGTTTGAGGACTTCCTGCTGCACGGCAGGGGGGAGCTGCGCCCACATTCCGGCAGCCTCGGCCCTCCAGGTCTTCGGCGGGGCTACGGAGTCCTGGGCGGGCGGGTCTCCCTGCGCATCGTCAGCGGGTTTTTCCGCAGCGGCTTTGTCAGCCACCACGTCAGTTGCACCAGCCCCATCGTCAGGAGCGTGAACAGCAGGAACGCTGCCAGCAGCATCCCCAGCATCATCAGGAGTGTCAGCATCGCTGTCGCCCTCGGTGGTAGTGCCAAAAAGCTCTTCGCCAAGATCACGCACAGCAGTGTCGAGGTCGAAGTCGTCGGTTTTTTCTTCATTCAGGCCAGGCATGAGGTTCCCCTTCGGTTGAGTTAAGCGCGGACGATCTCTGCGGAAAGGCCGGAGTCCATTTCAGCGGCGAGTCGTTCCTTATCCCGCGTGGAGAGATTGGCGATGAGTTGGTCAGTTGTCGAGTCGATGGCTGCTTCGAGCGCGGCGTCGGAGGAACTGGCGCGGGAGACAGCGGCAGAGGTTTCTCCCGGCTCGAGAATACGGCAGCCGGTCCGGGCGAGGTTTTCCCTATGCGCCGCGCGGCCCTCGACCCACTTACCCGTGACGGGGCAGGAGTAGCCAGGGTAATCGGTGCGAATGGCCGGGGCCACGATCACGCGGGAGGCAGGTGCCCCGCAGGAGCAGGTCTGCGGGGTGTGGAAATGGGCCAGCGGGATCAGGCGGTCGAATGAGTGGCCGGCGGTGCAGCGGAATTCATACATGGGCATGATAATTCCCTCGGATTATGATTTCATAACTCGCGCGGATTTCCCCGGCGCGGACGGTTGGGCAGGGGCGGCCGGCGCCGCCGCGCGAAGCTGCACGGTTTTCATATCCAGTGCAAACTTCGCCTCGGCGAGGGCGGATTTTTGCTGCAGCTCCTTCATGCGGAATTCGTGCTCGGAAGTCTTGAACGCGAGTTCCTGCTGCATGGCCTGGGACTTGAGCTGGAGCTCTTGCTTCTTGGATTCGAGTTCGAGCTTCGCGGCTTCGGCGGCGCCGCCATCGCCTTCGGGGGCCTGCGGCGGGACCATCTTGAGCAGCTCGTCCTCGACCTCAGGGCCGAAGCGGAACCGGCGGACAATCGCCAGGAGGAGGGTTTTCGCCGCTTCAAACGGGAGAGCCCCGGCCTGGACCGCAGGGGCAATGGCGTTGAAGAACTGCGCCAAGGCGTTCATGAACTCGGCGATGTTGGCCTTGTCCTCGGTGGCCTCGGCATCGACAGTGGAGTTGGTCTGAATGTCGATCTTATACGCGCGCTGGAGGTCGTTGCGAAGGACGTCGAGGATGTCTTCCCAGGTTGGGGTGCCGAGGACTTTCTGCAGCTCCGGGGGGACTTGCACCGGCTGCCCGGACATCGCGCCGGAGAGCTGAAGCTCCTGCATGGCGGCCTGGGCTTGGGCCTGCTCCGCGCGAGTCGGGTACGGCAGCCCGGTCATCTGGCGAATGGTTTCCACGGAGAAGTGCTTCACGGAGATTTCCAGCATCAGCCGGAGGCAGTCACAGGCATACTTCGCCACGCGTTTTTGCATCCGCTTGAGGCGGAGCGTTCCCCACTGGTTTTTGATGTTTTGTGCAGTGGCGGTTTCGGAAGCGACGGAAGCTCCACGGAGGATGTCCGACACGCCGGTTATTTCATAAATCACCTGCTTGATGGACTGCCGCTGGACGAGGAGCTGTTGCAGGACCGGGAAATACTTCTCGATCGGGATGAAGAATACGGCCTTGTCGATCCCGCGCTGG